CTAACGGACTTAGAAACGAACTAAAAGAGATACGAAAAAGTATCGACACACTAACCCACGCTCTACATATTATGATAGAGACTCAAACACACAAACGATATGAAAAATGTGATGATGATGGTTGCAATAGTTGCAACTGTAAAAATGGTTTGCTGCAAAATGACGTATGATGAAATACGTGAGCAGTTTAGAGATGGTGAAATAACCATTGAACAAGCACAACAGCTTTGGCTTGAACACAAAAAAGATGAGCAACAAGAAAAAATTTAAAGAGACAAAAGTTGGTCAATTTTTACTTTCTAAAATTCCTTCAGTTGTTGGCAGCCTTGCTGATGATACCCCTATTGGTAATGTCGTTAGGACCCTTATTGGTGGTTCTGAAATGTCAGATGCTGATAAACAAATCGCCTTACGCAAACTAGACCAAGAAATACACGAGTTCGACGGCATAACAAAGCGTTGGGTAGCAGACAGTAACTCGCAGTCTTGGTTAGCACAAAACGTAAGACCTTTAACGTTAGTTTTTTTAACGGTTGCATTTGTAGTTGGATGGGGTTTACAACTAAAAGAACTAGATACCGTGAAAGAATTATTAACAATAGTCTTTATAGGTTATTTCGGTAGCAGAGGAGCCGAAAAGATAATGGGTAATAAGCATCATAGATAAGCCTAAGTTAATAACTGGGCTTTACTTTTAAAAAAAATTTAACGAACTTTGGTGGGTGGAGGCTAATAATATGTATCTTAAACATAATAAAAGTGTTATTGATTACGCTAAAGACTTCTACAAACAGTTGAATGAAAAGCAAAAAAACGATGCCAAAAACAGCAAAGAAACCAACAAGAAGCAAATTAGTTAAAAAGCTTGATATAATTTTTAGCCAATGGGTAAGGTTGAGCAAAGCAGATAGTAGAGGCTTTTGTACTTGTGTTACGTGTGGCAAGCAAGGGCATTGGAAAACAGGTGGCATTCAGGCAGGCCATTTTATGAGCCGTAAACACTATTCAACAAGGTGGGATGAAAACAACGTACACCCTCAATGTGTAGCGTGTAACGTTTATAGAGCTGGTGAACAATATAAATACAGTTTATATCTTGGTAAAAACTTGTCTGATGAATTATACGAAGCAAGCAGAAAAACTGTTAAATTTACCAACATAGAGTTACAGGAAATGATACTTCATTATTCTACTCTTGTTAAGAAACTTACTTAACGGTATTGTTTTTTTTAGTTGTTTGTATAAGAGAGGGGGTTGTTCCCCTCTTTTTTTTTGTTTAAGTTATTTTTATTTTATAACTTGCAAATGTTTAACAATTAAAAAAGCAATTTATGCCAGAAAAAAAACCCTTACCACTAGGAATGAAACTGTTCCAAGTGCAACAAGAAATCGGTGCAATTAGCAAAGATGCTAAGAATCCATTCTTCAAGTCAAGTTACTTTGACATTAACTCACTTATTAAAAACCTTAGGCCTTTATTAGGTAAGTACAAATTAACTTTATTTCAACCAGTAAAGTTTGATGCTGAAACAGGTATTGAGTATGTTAAAACTTACCTTGAATGTGCTGAAACTTCGCAACGTACTGACACCAGCGAAGAACAGTTACCAAAGACAAACAACCCACAAGAAAAGGGTTCAGCAATTACTTACGCTCGTCGTTATACACTTGTCGCATTATTAGGCTTAGAGGCCGAAGATGATGACGGTAATGCTGCCAGCGGTAAAGCACCTGAAGAAAAGCCTTGGCTTAATAAAGGGACTGATGAATACAGTAAGGTCATTGCTTTTATGAAAGGCAAGGACGCAGATATAAAAAAAGTAGAAGCAAAATTTAAACTCAGTGGACAAACTAAAAAAGACCTCCTCAGCCTGTAAGGTTAAGAGACAATATTATTTAACAACGTATAAAAATAAAATAGCAAAAATTTATAGAACTTATGGAAAATCCTAAAACAACAATGATAGCCGCTGGTAGTATTGAACTAACCAGTATTGATGAAAGCAAAATTTTTACAGCAAAGAACGGGAAAAAGTATCTACCAGTAACATTATTTGCAAAAGATGTTTCTAAATTCGGTAATAATATTTCAATCCAAATTACTCAAACAAAAGAAGAGCAAGAAGACCCTACTAAAAAGCCTGTTTACGTTGGTAACTTAGGGGTTAGGTGGCTAAACGATAAAGCTCCAGTTGTATTAGCAGTAAAAGAAGAGATAACAAATGCCCAGCAGAACGCAAACAGGGAAGATAACGATGGGTTATTTTTTTAATTAAATAAGGGGCTTTAATGCCCCTTTTTTATATATTAATGAGGAAGTTAAAAGAAATAAAGCAAGGCGAACAAATGCCTTATGATTTTTGGGATTACGATGTTAATCCTATTTTAGGATACAAGTATGAAAAACAACGCAAGAATTCAGCAAAAGAACAACACAAATACGGGGTAAAACCAATACCAAACAAAATATGATAGCACGCGCACAAACACTAAAAGATAAAATATTAGACGTAAAGTATGGCCGCATACAAGAAGGGCTAAAAATTGATATACCAGAGATTGACGAATACCTACGTTATAAGCAGGGCAATTTTAATGTTCTCATTGGCCACGCGAACGTCGGAAAGACCACCGTTTTAACCTATCTGTTTACTTTATGGGCTATAAAGCACAATTTAAAGTTCTTATTATGGTCTAGTGAAAATACGCCTCAAAGCATTGTAAGAAAGATTATAGAGTTTAAAATGCGTCAACCAATAAACACTGCAAGTGATGATGATATTGCTGAAGCTGTAAAATGGTGTGATGAACATTTTAAAATAATCAACGTTGAAAACTTATATACTTACCGTGAATTATTACAAGAGGCAGAATCAATAAAAAAAGCGTGGGATTATGATGCGCTGATGGTTGACCCTTATAACAGCCTAGCAAAAGACGCAAAGTTATTAAGAGGTGTAGGTGGCCACGAATATGACTATCAAGTAGCCAGTGAGATGAGGTTGTTTGCAAAGCAGAATAACATAACTATTTATTTGAATGCACACGGTGTTACAGAAGCTTTACGTAAAACCCACCAAAAAGGACACGAGTATGAAGGCCTGCCGATGCCTTTAGGGTTAGCACACGTTGAAGGAGGTGGCAAGTGGAGTAACCGTGCTGATGATGTGCTTTGTGTACACAGATACGTCGGTTCACCAACTCATTGGATGTGGTCACACTTGCACGTGTTAAAGGTTAAAGAAAATGAGACTGGGGGCAGGTGTACTCCTTATGAGCAACCGATAGAATTAAGGATGAGCCTCAACAATGTTGGCTTTGAGTTTTTAGGGAAAGACATTTTAAATGATAAAAAAACTGACATTAATAAATTAATATTTTAATATGATATACCTTATACCAATATTACTCGCTTCTGTATTGACGTGGTTTGTGTTTTTAGTAGGTGCGTCTGTTACTTTATCGCCTATAATTGGTATAATGGTAGGCACTTTAATCAGCAAAATAGAATATGAAGATGGCATTGAATGGACGCTTCAATTTTGTTTTGGCATAATATGTTTGACAATAATATGGGAAGAACCGCTGGATGGTTAGAACTTGTCGCTAAACAGCACAAGGAATGGATTCGTGTAGTCAATAGTTTTGGCGAGTATGATTATGCCGAAGACGTTGTCCAGGAGGCTTACATTGCATTATATAAATACGCAGATGAAACTAAAATTATCAAAGAAGGCAAGGTTGTACGCGGCTATATTTTTTTTACCCTTCGGTCTATTTATTATCAGTATTATAATGCTAAAAAAAAGGTTAACAAAGTTAGTCTTGACGATGAAGAATTTAAAATACAAATTCCGCACGATACGCAAATGGATGAACAAATAGCATTCAATAAGATATGCAATTTAATTGACCAGGAACTTGAGGGGTGGCATTGGTATGATGCAAAACTATTCAAGCTGTACCGCGATACAGACCTAAGCATTAGAAAAATAGCTAGGGAAACTAACATTAGTTGGGTGAGTATATTTAATACTTTAAAAAACGCAAAAACAATTATCAGTGATAAGTTTAGCGAAGATTATTTAGATTATAAAAACCAAGATTATGACAGAATTTAAAGGCGACAAAAGAACAAAAGCCTACAAAGAATGGAAAGCCAAGTATGAAAAACAAAGTAAAGGGCTAGGCGATACGGTTGAAAAAATAACCGAAGCAACTGGCATCAAGAAAGCAGTTAAGTTTTTAGCTGGTGAGGATTGCGGTTGTGATGAACGCAAAGACAAATTGAATTACCTTTTTCCTTATCAAAAACCAAACTGTTTTACAGAGGAAGAATACAACTACCTTGATGAATACTTTGCCAGTAAGCCAAACAAATTAACGATTGAAAAACAAACAGAGGTGTTAGAAATATACAACAGAGTTTTTAACGATAAGCGCGAGCTGTCTAGTTGTAGTACGTGTTTTTTAAATGGTGTGCATAAAAAGCTTGAACGTTTGTTTAAGGAGTATCAAGGTTGAAAGAAAAAGACCTTTATGAATACCTAGGGCGGTGCTGCTATACTGACCTCGTTATGGCTAAAAACCCATTAAGTAAATGGGATTGTTATAGC